TCATCATCTAGTTGATAGCCCAGCTGTTGTGCCTTACGCCTGCGACAATACTTATCAGCATGGCGAGTTAGTGTCTTACCTAACTGGCGCACACCACCACGATACTGTTCCTCACCCTCGGTATGATCTAACCATGATCGTACCTTTTCCTCACGACGCACAATCCACACCAGCAGTTCTTGGCGTACATCGGATACATCAAAGTAAGTATGGTACTTACGGTGTACGATACGAGCCACTTGACTGGCTATATCGGTTGCTTCACTTAACCAATCGCTCATTCTTTTATCACAATCGGTAAGAGGTACTCTGGAAAATCTACAGTGGCATTGAAATGAATATTAAAATCGTGTTCATTAGTATCGGCGCGGGTCAATCCAAAGATCGGATCAAAGCAACGCAACGCCTTTGCTGGTAGTAGTAACAACCCATCGCTGTATCGGATAGCAATACGGTTGAAGGCATCTGGTCTATCAGTGGTAGGTTCAGTAAGCCAGATCTGTTGCAGCTTCTGGTATGGAAACTTAACCTCTGAGTTGGCCTTACCTTTCATCCACTTAACCTCAAGCCCACCGATATAGTTAGCGTAGCCATTGCCATGGTTAATGTTTACAAGAAAATCTATAAAGTAATACTTCGGGGTCGGGTAAAAATCCCAACTGTATTCTTGGGATAACCTGCTAGCAACTAATTGCTCACGGGTTCCATCGCCACCAACTTGGCGGATAGGTTCAGCCATCATTTACCAGCGCCACACCTTACCATCTACGGTAAATGAATTGTTTACGATTGGTACAAGTTGTGGTACCACTGTGTTGCCATCAACATGGAGTATGCCAAAGCCCTTTTGCCATGTGAATAGGCCAGCTTTAATGTACTTTGCATAGCGATAGTCCATCATGTTACCGACTTCTAATCCCCATACAGTCTTAGGTTTACCACCTGCGTATGTTTGCGTATGGTGTGTTAAACCCATGCGGTGTGTGTGTCCACATACAACCGACATACCAGAGCGCTTTGCCAAACCAAGCGCAGTAGCACCAGCAGTCGGTTGTACGTTGCCCTCATCACCATGCATAAGAAGCCAACCAGGAGCGAGCTGGTATGGATCCTTGTGGTATTTAATTCCTAGTTCACTTAGTCCAAGAAAGTTCTCAAGTTCTAATTCAGGTAAGCCCATCAACCCTGGCGCACGCATCATCACAGTTGTAAACAACCGATCAGTATGGTTACTTCGGATCATATGCTCAACAGTTAGATCATACAGAACTTCACGTGTTAAGTCTCTATCTCTACCTATGCTGCGTTCAAACTCTAATGGTGTGCCTTTAGCCCACTTGGATATAGTCTGCATATCCATCTCGTCGCCTACTGATACTACTGTGTCTGGTTGGTATGACTTGATAAACTTTGATAAAGCCTTTACTGCTCCGACATCATGGTACGGTACTTGGAGATCGCTTATGCAAACTATTGTTTTCATTTGGGCCACTTACCTCGCTGTATCATAATACCAATCACGGCGTAATTGGCTAGGTCTTTGAAACTATCCTCAATACTTTCGTGCTGAGGTATTACTTTGTCTTTCTTAAACAAGTTCTTAAGTCGTTCAAACTTATCGCCTATGCGTACAAGCAATCCGTTGATCGGTCCACCAAAGGCGTTGTTGATATTGCCTGGGCCGTAATCAAGTTGCTTGGTAATGAGTAAGTTGCCAACCTCATCCATGATTTCCCAAACTACTTGGGCGAATTCCTGGTGGGTGGTAGTTGTACTGTTATTTGATTTTTGGATTTGTCCACAGACACAATTAGCATCCCCGCACCCAGTAGTAAAGCAAGGGCTACTTTCATATCTTCTTTCACTCATTTTCTCCCCCTGTATCTTCAAATTGACCTTTAAAATAGTAGTTGTGATCTTTTTCATTAAGCTCGTAACAGTATACCAGATCTTTACCGTTGGGTAGGTGATGGATCATCTCTACTTTATCTAACACCCACAACGCATCGGGTACTAGCGAACCATCTTTCGGCCCGTACATAAAGATCGGTGTCTTTGTCATTTGCTCTCTTGAACTACCATTACTGTTATCTTGCCACCAGTAGAGGTGTCGTATTTACTAGCAATCTGTATTGCTTTGGTAATTATTTTCTTAGCCTTTGTTACATCATCCACTAGCGCACCGCCAGCCAAAGCCGACATTGCACCAAGGGCAAAGCGTTCTCCACTACCAGCCACATAAAGATTATCTACAGTTCTTTCCCATGAATAGTCAGAATCAATCCGATAGACTTGACCTTTGACTATCACAATCCAAACGTTATCGTTCTCAACCGATGCCTCAGCCTTGGTAACTTCATACCCTGCCTCGGTAAAGGTACGGCGCATTGCTGGGATTAGTTGGCGAGTTACATATTTGTCAATGTCTTTGGTGTTTATCTGTGGTGGCGTGAAGTCGTGTTCAAGTAAGTTAATACCACGTACTGCGCCAGCTGCGGCAAATACTATGTTGTTATTCTTAAAGATCTTTCCATCTGGGATCATAATGGCAAAGCCATCCTCACCAGAGGATTGCGAATCGGCCCCGATAACTACCCAGTCTGGGCCTTGTATCGCCGCAAGTGTTGTCATAAATTAAAACCAATCCATCTGGCAACATTTACCGTTACTGCATTTCCCATTTGTTTATATCTATGCGAATCTGCTTGTCCATCTGTCCAATTATCTGGAAAACCTTGCAATCTTTCACATTCCAATGGAGTTAAGCGACGTATTGGATTGGTAGACCAATAAGGTACACGCGCTCCGCCAGTTCCCCAATATGTTGGAACCGTTGGACTAACCTTTTCATGTATGCGAACATCGTCTACCCTTGTAGCTTCAAATAAAATTAACACAGTAGCCCTTGATTCTGTTTTGTTATCAAAGTCATTAAGCGTAGGACATATTCCGCCCTCAACCCAAGTTTCATGGTCTGTATCACTTTGCGCTCTCCGACCCTTGACCCACCAAGTACTCAAGGGCTTGTTGCAAATGTTCTGGCAGGGTTTTGCCCCCGCGATTGGATCGTCTCAGTACGCCTTCCGCTGCTTTCGTCGTTAATAAGTATCGGCTGCTTGCTTCTGTCTGTAGTACATCCGATAATGAACACTCGCTTACGTCTCTGGGGCGTTCCGAAGAACTGACTATCCAAAACTCGCCATTCAATGTGGCGATACCCTGCGTTGGCCAAAGCAGAGATGACGACTCCGAAATCGCGTCCGTTGTTGCTTGATAAAAGTCCTGGGACATTTTCCAAGATGACAGTTTGTGCTTTAACTTCTTGTGCAAATTGTATAGCGTCCCAGAATAATCCACTTCTTGCCCCAGCGATTCCAGCACGTTTGCCAGCGACTGAGACATCTTGGCAGGGGAATCCACCGCAAACAATGTTAACTCGTCCAATTAAATCATTCTCCTTTGCCCAATCAATCGCGGTTCTTACATCATCATGCAAAGGCACATGAGGCCAATGTTTTTTAAGTATCTTTTGTGCGTGCTTATCTATCTCTACTTGTCCTACACAAGTATGTCCAGACTGTTCTAAGCCTAAATCAAATCCACCGACACCCGCAAACAAAGATACAAATGTACTCATGCCGCTAGCTTGTCGCTAAACCATGTAGATCCATGCTCTAAGTATACCTCATTAACGTCTTGATTATCGGGTAAATGTATGATAGTGGCTTGGTTAAGATCTTCCTTTATTCTTTTGGCAAGTTCTTGTCCTGGGTTTCGTCCATCCTCTTTAACATCGTTGTCGGCGAAAATGAGTATGCGGTTGTAAGACTCAAAAAGTTTAGGGAACCAAGGCTTCCACTGGCTTACTCCTGCCACGCCCACCGCTGGTATGCCGATAACACCAGAGAGTATAATTGTGTCAATTTCGCCCTCGCAAATGGCAATCGTGTCGCTGTACCGATGCAAGTCTCTAACGTTAAACAAACCAATCTTCTGACCAGTAGGCCATAAGTACTTCGGAGTACCGCCGTCAATGGTGCGAAACTTGATACCCACCACACCAGCAGGGGTAATGTAAGGAATACTAAGCCTGCCCAATGCGTGTTCGTGTCCTGCACTTGGGTCAACGACGCTTCCAAGACGGTACGTACTTGCGACTTCCATCGTTATGCCGCGTTCCTCTAGGTAAGAGGCTGCCTGTGGTGTTAGATTGTTGCAATATCTTTCGGCTGCTTCCGTTAGAGAGGCTCTCTGCTTTGCGTTTAACATCTACAAACTCCTTTATATTTTCCTTCCGAGCTACTAGGTCGTATACATCACCAAGTAGGTTGCAAACCAAACAATTGTAGTTCTGTGTATCTAAGTTATATGCTGCACTTGCTTGAGTATCGTCATGGATAACGCACTTACACGGTACCCAGCCATGACGATCTAATACATTTACTCCGTAATGCTCTAGGACTATGCCAAGGTCAGGCTTAGATACCATCTGTGACTCTTAGCCACTGGTTGAGATCCTGTATAACCCATGATTGATCTAGCCCTGCCATACGACGTTTGACTATTACATAGGCTGGCGGAACTGTATCTAAACCACGTGCCTTGGCGTAGTTAGCCGCTTCGGTAGTAGCTTCCCGCCAGAACTGAGGCAGGTCCATCTTAAC